TTAAAACGGTCTGTTCCCATATTGGTATTCCAAAATAGAATTGCACACCCTGTCATAAAAGGAAAATCCACAACTTGTATAGAAGTAGCTTAGATATATTGCTTGATATTCCCTTTGTAATGTGGCATTATCTTTCAGCATATTATCCAACTTCTCTAAGGAGTGTTTCAATGCCTGTATTACCTTTATATATCTAAGGTTGTTATCCACTTCTCCCAAACGGGCTTCCAATTCTCTGATATGTTTTACAAGTTTGTCTATCTGTTTATTCATAACTCTAAGTTTTAATAGGTTGGTAGAAATAAAGAAAGGACAACTAACTGAATAGCTGCCCTTTCCTCTCTCAATCAATAAGCCCATTTAATCAATGAACCACTTATAGCGTTCGTCACCATGTAAAGCCGCATTGATTCCCAAAGCCATTTCAGTAGCATTTAGAGAACGGTCTAAGAATGAATCAATATAGCTTGACTTGTTTGCCCCTGTAAGCAAGTTGTAGAACTTCCACATATTAAGTTCACTTCCAAAACTGCCAAAGTTCTCATCATTGATGTATGCTTTGGCTACTGAATTGATTTGAGTGTCTGTAAGCAACATTCTTGGCAGTGCCTTTTGATAGCCTGTTGGCAAGCATTGATAAAGCCGCATCCTGCCTATTATCTGACAGAATTGGTGTTCACTCATGGAAGTGTTACCTAATTGCTGCATCAGATAAAGATGTCTGGCAGGATTGTAGTTGTTGAACAGTTCCAAAGCTGCACGATAGAGTTCAGTTGTGTTGCTCACCTTCAAATCGTCCTTGTAGCCATCAGTAAAGATGCACATATTGCAACAGACTTGGTTTTTGAAGCCAATAGCAAGACGAAACAACTCTGGCACTTTCTTGCTGTATAAGTTCATCTGATTATAAGCTCTCACACCTACAATGGAAAGGTTGAGCTTATTTCCACCCACTGTTTCATAAATGGTAGGAACATCAATGCTAAATGCCGCCCTTTCATAATAGATGGTCTTGTCAGATTCCAATAATTGATTAGCTGGCTTGTGGATGGCTTCTGGGATTCTTCCTTTAATAATGTGGCTCACACGAATATCTGCCTGTTCCACTTTCTCACCACTAAAGAATGATTGTGCTGCATCCTGTATGGTTTCCACAAATGCAGCATGGTTAATGGTAAGTTCATTGTCCTTAGAGAACACAGGAGTAATGCAGTCATGTTTCAGATGATTCAATGTTACTTCCTGTGTGTTGGCTTCAATGAAATGGTTGGCAGGTCTTACAGGTTCATCCATGATGATTGTTGCTTCCTCTGCATATTCACCCAAATTCATTCTCTCACGGTTCTGTGCCATAGCTGGCATGATAACTAAATTTCTCATAATGATAAATTGTTTAAATGGTTATTGATTGGATTTAATTCTGGAATTGGTAAAGCTCCTATCGCTTTGGATTGTTCCATAACGATTTTGACTTTACTACAATTTGCTGAATTACATTTAAGCGATATTACAATTAGACTATATTACCATTATGTCTGTATTGTGTATCTCTTTAAGAAGTCCATGAATGATGTGAGGTGAATAGTAAAATTTATAATGGTTGAGGGGGTGGGCAGGTGTCTGCCAATTCTCATTTTTATTCTACTTGATGAGAGGGGGAGTAAATTGGCGGTATGGTATCTCGTGCAACATTTTGAAGATTGGGGTTATAAAATCCATTTTTTACCTTAAATGTTGTACCCAACTTTTAAAACAGACTTTATGCGCTTCTAAAGTCATAATAAGGCAGACTTGGGATTATTCGTACCATCTATTAATATAATAATAAACAGTACGAAAAATCCTGCTTGCCTGTTATTGGGGCTTGAATCCTATCTTAAACACGTTTTTTGAGTTGATGGGATTCCACTCCTTACGTTGTTTGGCTATATCATTGTCTAATAATAGTTCATTTGGAGTAAGCTCTATCCCTTTGGGTATATATCTTAACAGACCTGCACTATATAAATCCAGATTGTAACTCTCTACACTTTTCTTACCCATTCCCAATTTGTTAGCTAACTTATTAGAAGAAAGTAATATCTTGTTATCTTCTGCTGTCAATAGGAGCTTGATATAATAGCCTTTCACTTTAATATCCAAATCCACTTTCATAAAGAGGTAGGATAGTGTTATAAAGTTGGGATGGTCTATTGGTGGGATGCAGTAAAGACTTCTCATTGTAAATTCATATATAGGGTGGTTGATTGGTACAGGGTATCTCTTTCTGACCAACACTGCTTCTATGTCCTTATTGAAATTCTTTAGTGCAGTTTCTTCCTCTCCAGTCCGTTGAGCTAAATCCTTAATTCTCCATCTGACCTTATAATAGTCATTCCTATATAAGGACAGACAGAAGAACCTGTACAAATTGGGTGGATTGAGCTTATCCACTATTGATTTATTAATGGTGGCATAATCCTGCCTAATGTTACTTGTCCTGCTTAGCAGGTGTCTTTGAGGTATCTTCATATTCATTAGTAGCTGATTGAACATTATTGGTAAACACTAAATCTTTCTTCTCTCGTTCCATCTTGTAATAGTAGGCAGTTCCAAAGTATATCTTGGCTTCTTTCCTGTTATGGAACTTCTTACCTGTTGGCAAATGGATAATCATGTCAGTTTGAATATTAATGAGTTAATAAGCCAACTTCTGCAATGATATATAATAGGTAGCAACCTTTCCATTCTTCTTTCTCCTCGTCTTTAGATAGTTGTTAAGATTAACCCATAATCCAATATGGACTTTGTTATCTTTTATTCCCTGTCTAAGAGCCTTAGCCTTTATCTGCCCATAGGTAAATTCTTCCATTTTAGATATTCTGAATAGTGTGTAGTCCGTCAATCTGTGTGGTGGGATTATCTGTTTGAAGTGCTATAAAGATAGTAACTCCATAAGTGGGGAACTAATGATAAGACCACACATTTAAGAATTGGACTTTAAACTATTCAGAATGTCTAAGAATTTGGAAAGAGCAAGCCCACCTGTCACATGGGCTTCACTGTTGATGGCTTATGCAGCCTGTTCTTCCTTAATCACTCCATGATTCATTAGGTATTGAGTGAGCATTTCAGAATAGATAATGCTCACATGGTCTGACTTCACTTTATTTATAATCTTAATGCTGTCCTCATTCAATGTTTTTATGGTACTTAGAGTTTCATCCAATCCAATTTTTTTGTTTTCACCATTCGGTGCGTAATTGGCAAGCTGGGTGATTGCATCAATCATGTAGCGATGTCTGATAGTGTCCTTAGAAATCTTCATGTCAGTTAAAGTCTTGATAATTGTATCGCCTACTGTCAAGTCATATTCTTCAAGTTGGGTTTCACAAACTCCCTGCATGGCACTGTTCCAGACTTTCAAACTTAGTGTCTTACCAAAATTATAGTATTTGGTGATTACGCTGATGTTTGCTTTCAATTCTAATGCCTTTTGGAACACCTTGCTAAAGAACTCCTGTTGAGTGGCTAATGCTGCGTTACCAGCTTTCTCCAATCCGTTAAATCCACGACTTAACACATTGTTTACTCCTCTGTACTTGCCAAACTCTTGTAAAGATGCGAACTCTTTGATTCTCACATTTTCTATAATGAGTTTAGTATCATCCTTGACTATGGCATTGAGGTTGTGTTCATGGTAGCTTGCCCATTGCCAATATCCGTTTGCAGTGTCAACAGACACATAAACATTAGGAGTGTCTTTAGGTATGATGTTCCCGTTAAGGTCTTTCAGTTCAATGTCTGCATTGTAAAACAGGGTAGCTTCTGTGATGTAGAGAGGAACTTTATCAAATTTTTCATTGGTTATCAAGTCCTTGCCCCATTCGATGTTTACCTTGCTTACTGCCATGCTGTAAACAGATGTAGCGATGATGATTTCCTTTTGCTCTTTAGTGAAGATTACCTGTTCGGCTGTGTTGATAGCTTCATTCCAGACTTCTATTTTAGTGGTTGGAAGTTCCACCTTTTTAAGTGCTTCAAGATATGCGGTTTCAGCTTTACCAACATTGACCTGTGCAGACTTCTTGATATTGGCTTCTGCATCCTTGTTGGCTTCAAGCACGTTCTTGGCTTTCATCAAATTCTGACGGGCTTCTTCTACTGCTTGCATCTTAATTTCTGCTGATGTCATTTTTGTTTCTTCCATAATCTTTATTTTTTATAGTTGTTGATAGTTTAGTGTAAGCGTCAAACCTATGCGCACTTGGTTATCTGATTACGCTGCAAAGGTGGGAACTTTGGAGAAGATTAAAGGAGAGTAAAATTTTGAGGATTTTGGTTCTTCCTTAACTTGCTGCCTTGCAAGTTCTGTCCCTTTGACGCTGCAAAGGTGGGGAGAAACCGTGAGGATAAGAGAGAGTAAAAAATAAGGGAGATGTTACTCTCCCTTAGACGATTATTCTATTAATATATTCTGTTTCTGACATTTGTCAGTTTGCTCTTATTGCTTAGATAGCCTTTTAATGTGCGCTCATTCACATAAAATTCCTCATTCTTGGAGATTCCTGTCAGATAAATAAGCCTTGATATTAAGAATGTAACATTGTAGGAAATCTTACTGTTCCTGCTTCTTCGTTTTTGTTTTGTCATTATTCCGTCAGGAAATGGCTGTAACATGGACTTGAATAATAGGGTAAAATAGCATATTTGGCTATTATTGGATTCCGTGTTGCTTGTATCTTTCAAGGGAACTTCGCACATTGCTATCATATCTTTCAATTCCATATCGCAGAGTGATTGGAAGTTCTTTTCACATAAGGATAACAAGTAACTAATGGTATTGGGGTGCTGTATGGTCTGCACTTCCTTACCATTTATTTGAATGGATAATGTGATGTCTTCACTGAATTGCATTTGGTCTGTCAGTGGATTCTCTCCAACTGCCTTATATTGAGATAGCAGTTTGATAAGGCTGTTCAGTTCACCTATGGGTGAAAAGGCAACTTCTTGGGCATTGAAACATTGTCCCTGTGTATAATCCCAAATAAAGAGGAGAAGAAACCAAAACCTGTCTGAATCTATTTCCAAACCAGCAAGGGTTGGTTGTATCTCTTTGTTCTTCTTATATTCTTCATAGGTTAGTGGCATTTTAATAAACCTGTTGTTGTACCTTTCTTTAAAGGTGGGCAAGGCTTCGCTTCCCTCGAATATTATGCCCTGTATTTCTTTGGGCATTGCAGGGTGTATCAGCATGGCAAGCTGCCAAACGTAATCCAAAATGGAATCCTCCTCTTTTGCTTCTAAAGTGGGGTAAACTGCATCTATATTTGTGAACTTATCTATTGGTTGCATATCCTTATGTGCAATGGTTGTATATGCAAAGTTAAAAAAATAATCCCCACCTGCATTGCTACAAGTGGGGAGTTTGTGGATAGAGTATGCTTTAGTAATCAGAATCCCCTGTGAACGTATCCATCAGTTTATCCATCTGCTCACCAATGCACTTGTCTATTAGCTTTGCATAGTGGGCGGTCATTCTTGTATTGGTATGTCCCAACATCTTAGAAACGACTTCCAGAGATATGTTATTGGCTAAAGTAACCGTGCTGGCGAATGTGTGGCGGCTTGTGTGAAAGCAGATTCGCTTATTAATTCCACATAGTATAGCTATGTCTTTCAGATATTTATTAATATCTGCTGGGTCTTGAATAGGGAGGAGCTTATCTCCACCTTTGTACTTATCCAATATCAGTTTGGCGATAGGGAGTAGGGGGATGCGTGATAGAACTCCTGTTTTAACTCTACGCTTCTTAATCCATATTCTGCCTGCATTGTCTTTCTCAAAGTGTTCTGGTGTCAAGGTCTTAATGTCAATGTAACTAAGCCCAGTGAAGCAACAAAGTGGCAGGTAATTACTTTTAGGAAGAATACTGAGATGAAAACGTAATCCGTTGAAATATAGTGATATTTCATTGATTTTCATTTTGAAGGAATGACCGAAATCGGAAGAATATTGCGACGGTTCAGCTACCAAGTCGTTACCTGTTTCCAACCGGGTAAATTGGTGAGAACCATGGATTTTCCTTCCCGACCGTATGCAATATTAAAGTTTTCCCTTCATTCATGCAAGGGAAAAGCCACCGGTCGGATTCTTTTGCACTGTTTTGCTTGTTTTTTCATGTCTGGAATCCTTGTAACAATTTATAATATTGCAATTTAAACAAGGAAAAGGATGAAAACAGAAATCAAGGTGCTGCTCTACCTCAAACGGAACGGGCAGGGAAAAGACGGGCTTTGTCCGCTGATGGGAAGAATCATGGTGAAGGGAACGGTTAATTCCGTCACACAGTTCGGGTGTAAGATAAAGGTGGACCCGAAACTGTGGAATGCCACTTCGCAAAGGTGCACCGGAAAGAGCCGGATGGCTGTCACCACCAACAGGGAGATAGACAGGATGCTGCTCCTTCTGCAAAGGAGATACAACGAACTGGCGGAGATCAGTGATGACATTACCGCCGCACAGATACGTGACGCTTTTCAGGGAATGGCCGAAAAGCAGGTGACACTGATGGGACTGTTCCGCGAAAACAATGAGGAGTATGCCCTGCGTGTCGGGGTGAACCGCGCCCCGAACACCCTTTACCTGTATAAAAACACATACCGCTTAGTGGAGGGATTCCTCAAGGAGAGATACAAGGTGTCGGACATTCCTTTCAAGGCACTGGACGAATCGTTCATAGAGGCGTTCGAACTGTATCTCCGCATTGACAGGAAGTTCCAGACCGGGACCTCCATCGGGCATGTCCAGCGGCTGAAGCATATCGCACAGATTGCCGTGAACCGGGCTGTCGTGCCTTTCAGCCCGTTCAAGGACTTTTCCCCCATGAAGCCGGGACAGAAACAGATGTACCTGACCCGTGAGGAACTGGACAAACTGATGGGCACCACATTCGACACCCCCAACCGTAACTTTACCAGGGACATGTTCCTTTTTTCCGTCTTCACCGGCATTTGTTACTGCGACATGCGGAACCTGACTGAAAAAAATGTGGTACGGGACTACGAGGGGAACCTCTGGATAGAAACCAGGCGCCAGAAGACGGGCACTCCGGAAAATGTGCGCCTGCTTGACATTGCTGTAAAAATCATGGAAAAATACAGGGGGATGGCACCGGAGGGGAAACTGTTCCCCATGCTGACCAAGGAAAGCATGAACATCCACCTGAAAAAGATGGCCGTACAGTGCGGCATCGACCGTAATTTGTCCTTCCATATGGCCAGGCACAGTTTTGCTTCCCAGATCTGCCTCTCGCAGGGAGTGCCCATCGAGACGGTCAGCAAGGCCATGGGGCACAGGAACATCAGTACCACGCAACGCTATGCGAAAGTGACCAATGAGAAGGTGGACCGTGACGTGACGGCCTTGAGCCATGAAATCACGGGTAAATACACTTTGTCGGGCATTGACCTGCCGCCATCCACCATCTTGAAAGACATGGGCTTGAGGGAACAGCGGAGAAAAGAGAAAAATACCGGGTTAAACAGGGGGAAGGAGGTCAAGGCATGAGAAGCACCTTTCGTCTGCTGTTCTATATCAACAGGCAAAAAATCAAAAAGACAGGGAAGTGTCCGGTAATGGGACGCATCACCCTTGACGGTAAAGTGAGCCAGTATTCTACCGGAGAGGAAGTGCCACCTGAATATTGGGATGCCGGCAAGGGACGTGCGGCCGTTCATGGGAAGGATTCTGAAATGACGGCGGAGTTGAGGAAACTCAACCGGAAACTGGAGGAGCTGGAGGAAAAGGCGAAGGCCGCCTACAAAAAGAATGTGGATTCGACCGGATATGTCTCGGCCGAACTGATAAAGAACGCCGTGACGGGAAAGACCCGGCCGAAGGAGACACTGCTCGCTCTTTTTGACGAGCATAACGGGGAGTATGCAAAACGTGTGGGTGTAGACCGCACGCGCCATACCTATGTGCGGTATCTGACGGGCCGCAGGCACTTATATGACTTCCTGCAATACAAGTACGGTGCGGAGGATATGGCATTGCGGTCGGTTGACATGCGGTTCATCGAGAATTTCCATTTTTATCTTTCCACGGTGCGGAGGCTGAAAACCGTGTCTTTGAACGACTATCTGATCCTGCTGTGCAAGATAGTCCGGCTTGCCGTCAAGCGCAGGATACTGGGACGTTATCCGTTTACGGGCTACAAACTGGAGACTCCCCCGAAACTTCACAGGCATCTGACGGGCGAACAGCTTGCGAAACTGATGGCCGCCAACCTGCCCACCTACCGGTTGTGCCACACGAGGGATCTTTTTGTCTTTTCGGCTTTCACAGGCCTGGGAAGGGCGGAGATGGCCGAACTGTCCAAGAGCCACATCGTTACGGATGAGAACGGTTCAAAATGGATATACATCCATCGTCTGAAGACAAAAGTGGAATGCCGTATCAAATTGCTGGATATTCCGCTGAAAATCATGGAGAAGTACAAGGGGGAGGGTACGGACGGCAGACTGTTTTATGTGCCGGCCACTTCCAGCTTGTGCAGGAGCCTGAAAATAATCGGGGATATCTGCGGGCTGGACTGCCATCTGACCTACTATATGGCCCGGCATACCTATGCGACCGAAATCTGTCTTTCCAACGGGGTTCCCATTGAGACCATCAGCAGGATGATGGGGCACTCCAACATCCGCACCACACAGATATATGCGGAGATAACCAACCAAAAGGTCCGGAAAGATTTCGGGATACTGTCGGAAAAGACGAGGAACCGGTATTCCCTGCCGGAGGACAACATGCCGTCCAGGGTCTACCGGTGCGGACAGTACAGCGGATGGAAGAAGGAATGTGGAAGGCAAAAGGACGGTACGGATTCATAGCCGTAATGTACGGCATATACAAGACAATGGGGAGGAAGTCCGGACTTCCTCCCCATTGTCTTACAGCAGTTTCCTATGACAACCGCCCGGCTTTTCTATACCCGTCCTGCAGCATCCTTTCGATGTCACTTTCCCTGTACAGCACCTTGCCTCCGAGCCGGATATAGGGCAGCTTGCCTTCGTTACGGTATTCTTGGAGGGTTCTGCGGCTGATTTTCAGCATTACGGAGAGTTCACTGTCGGTCAGGAAACGTTCTCCGTTCAATACCGGACGGCAATTCCGGGACAGACTCCCGATTTTTTCCACCATGCGGTCAATCCTTTGGAAAAAAGAGAGGACGTCCCTGTCCTCCCCGGTCAGCAGCTCATTCATGCCTGCGCCTCCTTTCTCCTTTGGACTACGGGAAGTATGCCTTGTATATCTTCCGGCCTGTAGTAGATTTTGTGACAGATCCGGCTGTATGCCAGCGTACCGTTGTCTCGGAGGGTCTGCAAGGTCCGGGGAGTTACATCAAGCAGGATACAGGCCTCCTGGTTGTCCATCCATTCCCCCATTCTCTTTTCACGGTGCTTTTCACAGAGGTCATCCGTAATTTGTGCCGCATCCTCCAGACTTTTCAGCATCCTTTCAAAGACACGCGCTTCGATAGTGACGATTTCCATAAGCGTATTCATTTGGTTCGGAACAAAAATATGAAGGGGGACCGCTCCGTTCCAAATCTTTGTCCTCAGATGGCATCAAATTTCATCAGATGTCAGCTGCCATATGACGGAGGTTTGCCTCCCATTGCAATCCGGGCAAGACAAGAGCTTGCCCGACGGTAAATAAAGCGGAACCGGAGAAAAAGACAAAACGGACATGGCAAAGGTAAAGAGTATATACAATAAGACGAAAACCATGCAGAACAGAGGGAACTGAAGCCCCTGTTTTTTCATGAGATACGGATATTTCGAAAGCAGGCAGGTCGGGGAACTTGAAATGCCCTGGGGATGGTTGGGGTTCTGGCAAAGAAAGAGGCTTCTTGTCACATCATGTATTTATATGTATAATATGCAACGTCCATGCGTCACATCGGTCACAGTTAGCCCCTATAATCTTCCATCAAATCAAATCCGTTGTCCGGGTGTTTGTTTCCATAAGTATTTTCCACGACGCCAGTCGCAAGGAAAATACTTATGGAAAGCGAAGCCGGAACACCCGTGACAACAAGGATTTGATTTACCTTTGATTATAGGGGAAACTGTTCTGTTTTCAATCGGTTTATTTTAAGGATTGAGTGAACTATATATATTCATCATGTTTTGCATTAAGTCAAAAGAATATGGAATATTTCTGGAAAAATCAATTAGAAACGAATAAATGAAGATATTGTAATTGGCATTCAATGACTTATGAGGAAAACCGATGAAGACTTCTCCAATGCCAAAGTGCAGAGAAACGAAAGGTAACGAGGGCGAACGGTTGCCAAATCATTACCCGGTAATCAGGTTAATTAATTGAGAGTCGGAGATTGTTTCTACTACCTGCCTCATTTTGCGTAGCAATGTATAACTTGCTGATAACTAATTTTGTAACAAAAACAAATAGGACTATGCGAAGTACATTCAAAGTGCTGTTTTACGTGAACGGCACTAAGGAGAAAAACGGTCTTGTTCCGATTATGGGACGGGTGACAATCAACGGTTCCGTAGCCCAATTCAGTTGCAAGCAGACCATTGCCAAAGAGCTTTGGAACGCCAAGGGCAACCGGGCAAAAGGAAAGAGCAGGGAAGCGCGGGACATTAATCTCGCCCTGGACAACATTAAGGCCCAAATCATCAAGCATTATCAGCGTCTTTCAGACAGGGAAGCGTTCGTTACGGCTGAAATGGTACGCAATGCCTTTCAGGGGCTCGGTACGGAATACGAAACACTTCTCGGTGCGTTCGATAAGGACAACGAGAGTTTCAGGAAGCGTATCGGTATAGACCGGGCGGAAGGCTCGTATCGGGTGCGGGTAAGGGCAAGAAACCATCTGGCGGCATTCATAAAGAAATGCTACAGGCGGAGTGACATTTCCATGCTTGAGCTTACCCCTGACTTCATCAAGGAGTACGAGATCTATCTTTCCACTGATGCGGGGCTTCATAACGTCAGTGTATGGTCAAACTGCATGTGGCTGAAAACAATTGTGGCGAAAGCCCATTACAACGGGTTGACACCGAGAAACCCGTTTGCACAATATTGCGTCAACCAGAACGTCAAGGAACGGGAATACCTGACCGAGGATGAGATCAAGACGGTAATGGCTCACGAGTTTTCAAACAGGAAGCTGGCTTATATCTGGGATTTGTTTGTCTTTGCCAGCTTCACCGCCCTGTCTTTTGTGGATATAAAGGAACTGACCACCGATGACATTGCGGAAGTGAACGGTGAGAAATGGATACTGTCCAAGCGTCACAAGACGAAAGTGAATTTCCAGGTTAAACTGCTGGATATTCCCTTGCAGATTATCAAGCGTTATGAGGGGTTCCAGGAGAACGGGGTCGTGTTTCCCGACCTGAATTACTGGTCAATCTGCAAGTCGTTGAAGCAGATGATAAGGGAGTGCGGGATTACCAAGAACATATCGTTCTATGTGAGCCGTCATGGATTCGCAACGCTGGCTTTAAGCAAGGGGCCCCATCGAAAGTGTGAGCCGGGTTCTGGGACATACGAACATAGTTACTACGCAGAAGTACTGTAAGATCACCACCGAGAAAATCGACAAGGATCTGACGATGTTCGGCGACTGTCTTAACCGGTCGTTCCATGAAATTTCAATAACGATGTGACGGAAAGGGCGGATATGACTATCGTTGAAAACGGATGTGTGAAATTCCAAACTGTAAAGTATGGATGCCTTATCTTATCTGATTATAAATACTTATGTACCAATATAAAAAATGCAGGAAATGTTATTGCGCTTCCTGCATTTTTTCATATTTTTGCATTTGAAGAGAGAAAACTCTCTCTCTAGGACATTTTAGAATTTGAAGAAGCGTTATGCTTATCTTGTAGACTGGAAACCTGAGAAATTTCAAAGTACGACAAGGATAGCATAGTGGTTCTCACGCTATAGCGTGGGCTGCTATAACCATATCTGTCGTAAAGGTTTTCTCAGGACCTCCAGTTTAAGACGTGGCATGCAGTTCCACGCTTGAACCGAAATATAAAACATACCACATTGATTATCAGCAATACATCAACTAAAACTTTATGAAATGATACCATAAAGTTCCCGTTGTTTTTTATTTTCCCAAAAGGCATATTTCTATAGCAGAATTTCGATTCTTTGTCGGTAAGTCAAAAAATAATAGAGTTACCGATAAGAAATGTGAGCATTATTAAAAGAAACGACCTTCATTAATGAACATTCCCAAACATGATTTTTCGTTCCTAACGAATAAATTACTTAGCAATTCACCGTTTATTTGAATCATTTTTATATCTTTGCATTTGAAAAATCATCAAAATTTCAAAGGTATAATGACGAATGAATATTCCATGGATGGCGCAACTCTTAGACAGCGTATAGAAGCTATGCCTGAAGATTGCATTTTGTTTCGCTCAGATTTCCCAGAATACCACACGGAATTTGTGGGGAGTGTTTTGTCTGAGTTGACAACTGAAGGCATGCTTGTTAAAATTGCACATGGAATATATGCCAAGCCAAGAAATAGTCGATTCGGTGTTGTGCTTCCTTCGGTTGATAAGGTAGTACAGGCAATTGCAGTTCGAGATAACGCTGAGGTGTTGCCATCAGGTATGACAGCTCTGAATGCATTAGGACTATCGACTCAAGTACCGATGAATTACACATACCTTACTACAGGAAGCGAACGAACAATAAACTTATCCAATAGAAAAGTAGTATTAAAACGAGGCGTACCAAAGAATTTCTGTTACGGTACTCGTCTCATCTCTTTACTTGTTCAGGCTCTGAAAGCTCTGAAAAAAGAGAATGTAGGAGAAATTGAATTGAATGTCATCCGACAATTGGTGTCAAAAGAAACTGACAAGGAGACCCTTGTTAAAGATGTAGATATGATGCCTGCGTGGATGAAACGAATTATAAAACCAATGCTAACCGCTTAAAATAGATTTATAATATGGGAAAACTGTGGTTAAATAATGAAATAGTAGACCGTTTGGCAATGTTACAGCAAACGGAAGCAGGACATCCTGGTGTTAATCAGGTAGCTATTGAAAAGGACTGGTGGGTGACTGTTACGCTGAAGGCATTATTCCAAACAGATTGCCGTGATTCTTTAATCTTCAAAGGCGGAACATCGTTGTCAAAAGGTTTTAATATCATAGAGCGTTTTTCTGAAGATATTGATTTGGCAATCAGCCATTCATTCTTTGGTATTGAGAAGACTGATAAAAGTCAGCGTGAGAAATTACGCAAAATATCACGAGCGTATATCCATGAGACTCTTTCTGCTCAATTAGATGCCAACTTGAAAGAAGTAGGAGTTTCTGGTTACACTATAGAAAATGTATCTCAGGTACAAGATAAAGAAGGGAAATGGCGACCGATAGATTCAGATAAAGATCCTACGGTAATTCTATTACACTATCCGTCAATTCTTGAGGATACGATAAATTATATTCCTCCACGTGTAAAGATTGAAATTAGTTGTCTTTCAATGGATGAACCTACGGAATTACGACAAATCCGTTCTCTAATAGGTGAAAGTTTTGATGGCGAAGATACCGATGCAGATAGTTTGGCCAGAACAGTGGTTCCTACTCGCACGTTCCTTGAGAAACTATTTCTTTTGGCAGAAGAGTTCCAAAAGGAAAAACCACGGAGCGTCCGAATGTCTCGCCATCTTTATGATTTGGCAAAACTGATGGATACAGAATATGGAGTAGAGGCCTTATCAAATAGAACACTATATGATGCCATTGTTGAGCATCGTAAGGCTTATTATGCATTGAAGTATGTCAACTATGATTTACATGCACCATCTACCATCAACTTTACCATACCGGAATCGGTTATTGGTGCATGGCAAGATGACTATACTGATATGAAACGCTTCTTCATTTATGGTGAATCTTTGGAGTTTGAAGCACTTATGCAGAAAATGAAAGAGTTGCAAGAAAGAGTGAAGATTTTGTAAACAGCCTAACCATCGAACAATTTTGTGCCAAATAGCTAAAAATATAAAAATCAAACTTGTTGATAAAATGCCTAACGCTGTCCAGAAGATGGAATTTGCATTGTTCTAGTCGGATGTTTGAAACGATAAAATCATAGACAGATAAACTAAAATAGTCATAATATAAAAATATTCAAATATGGATCAAGTAGCATTAAAAAGTATTGAAGACGCTGTTTTTCAGTTTGATATCAAAAGATATATTGACAATACCACAAAAACAGATGAGGAGATTAACGAGAAATACCTAAAGGGCGAAGTGCGTATTGTAACAGAACAAGCTAGATATCCATTGAGTACAATAAAAGATATGTTCAATGGAAAAGACTACATCCTAAATCCAGATTTCCAAAGAAGGCTTAGATGGGATCGTATTAAACAGTCTAAATTGATAGAGTCTTTTATTATAAATGTTCCTATTCCTCCAATTTTTTTGTATGAAAAGGATTATTCTGTATATGAAGTAATGGATGGACTTCAGCGAATCACCGCGATAAAAGAGTTTTATGAAGATAAATACGCATTGGAAGGTTTGGAAATATGGCCAGAACTTAATAGCAAAAAATATTCATCACTCCCAGAACAAGTACGCAAAGGTATTGACAGAAGATATATTTCATCAATTATTCTCTTAAAGGAAACGGCAAAAGATTCAGAAGCTGCCAAGGCTCTGAAACAATTAGTATTTTCGCGCATAAACAGTGGTGGAGCAAAATTAGAGGATCAAGAGTATAGAAACGCTTTATACCCAGGCCCATTCAATGACCTTACTATTGAATTGGCTCGAAATCAAACTTTTTGTGATATTTTTGACATTCCTTTACCAATAGAAACAGAAAATTTAAGTGAAGATATGATAAGTGCAGATTTAAGGGAAAATTCAAAATACAGAACTATGAAAGATGTTGAAACTGTATTAAGGTTTTTTGCTATGCTTAAAATAAATTTCTGGGAAAGTATAACTCTGTCTAAATATTTAGACTTATTCTTGGAACGTGCAAATAAGCTGCCAGAAGATGCTGTTGCATATTATAAAAATCTATTTGAGCGTACCATACAGTTAGCATATGATATATATGGCGATAAAACATTCTGTATGTGGAAAAAGAATAGTAAAGGAGATATATTTCGTTGGACCAAACGAGCAACGACTGTCTTATATGATCCCTTAATGGTCGTATTATCGGAGAATATTGATAAAAGTGAGCGCTTGGTTTCTTTGAAAGATGATATTGTCAATGGAACAAAGGAACTATTTGAAAAAAATGATGAGTTATTAAATGGCCGTAATACTTCATCCTCTAATGTAAAAGAACGTATACGAATATTTAGAGAATATTTTAATTCTTTATAAGGTTATGATGGTCAGTGCTATTGCTATGTTACAAAAAAGATTGGATAGTATCAATACCCATATAAAAGTCTTAAAAAGAATAGAGAATATCACAAAACAACAAATTGAGAACGATGACTTTAAGTATATCCAATCCAAGCAAACAGATGAAAAAACATTTAACTATCAAGCAAATATAATATCATTATATGGAAGTTTAGAATTTTTTATTGAAGAGGTATTTAAAGAGTACATTGAACATTTGAGACATATTATACCACAATACAATTCATTGAATAAAAAAATAAAAGACAATTATTTTGACAATGTTGCGAAATTACATAGTAAGCTCCATTATGCTAAATTTTCACATATAACAGAATTGAAAATTGTGCAAAATTTGGAAAAAGTTATTGTACAAGATAATAATGAAATTTTAGCTGAACCTTTTTTGGGTAATGGGGGCAACTATAAGCATAGCATAATTTGTGAATTAATGAGTTCTGTTGGAATAGATAATGTTGATTGTAATATCATCCAATTAAGTCCTTTGTCTGATTTATTATTGGAGTTAACTCCTGATAAAGAGCAGCAACGAAAAATGGTTGCAATGCGTCTTGAAGAGTTGGTCAATAGACGTAATGAAGTAGCACATGGGGCAATATCTGATGATATTATTAATATTGATAGTTTTGAGGATATGCTTAAATTCATAACTGTTTATTGTGAATCTCTTAACAAGCTATTAGCGCATGAATTATTAGCATATAAGTGGGAACAAGTCCCATCAACAACTTATACTCCGAGTAATGTTTATGGCAATGCAATTGCAGAACTTAAAGTAAAGAATATTCACTTAAATATCGGCAAGAAATTATTAATCAAAAAACAAGACTATCCAGAGTATATTGAGACAGAAATAATAGGACTTCATATCAAAAATAATACGACAGGAGATATAGAAGAGAAGGATAGCATTGATATAAATGATGAAGAATATCTAATCTCCGTAAAGGTATCAGACAAATTAAAGATTAATAGGGAATTGAAATTTATTTAGATAATGATTAATACATAGTAATAGCCTGCGGGATGCAGACTATTACTATGCTTAGATGCTTTGTTCGATGATTTTTATTTCAGCATTGGTTAGTCCATATATACCATAAACGATAGTATCAATTTGTCGTTCTAACGATGATGTATCATGATTAGGATTAGTCTTTTTAAGAGCAATAATCTCATCAACTATTTTGACAATTGAATTTTGGATATCAGAAGAGGTCTTTTTAATCGGGATTTCTGACAAAGGCTTTTGATATAATTCCAATGTCTCGCCCTTACGTTTCCCTTTGTGATATAACCATATATAGTACAATTTTGAGTTAAGAAGCCCCAATATGTATTTTATATGGTAATCCTTATTAGGTTTTGTAATATAATATACATCGGCACTTGCGTACCAGTCGCATTCATTATAACCAAATGTATTGGTTTTACTCCTTTGTGGGCATACGATTTTAGCGCACGTAAAAATATGAGGATGCGCAGTTCCCCTTCTTAATTGATGCCAATACTCGGTCTTTTCATTGTTTATCTCTCGAATCCTTGTTAAAATAGGTTGATATATCGAAAGACAAGATTTTATAATTCCTTGTTCACTTAAAGGAGTGTCAGATGACGAAAATATCAACTTCTTGTTGGTTGCTTCATTAGTGCAATAACGGCTTATATCTGAATTTTTATAAAAGTCTTTATAGAATGGATAATTCTGAACTAATTGAATAGTATCGCTATCTCTAAAATAACTACAATCCAACACGAACACTCCGTCATCTTTGTGTATATCATTACATTGGATATAGTCAGCATCGGCATATTTCATATTGTGGTTGGTGATACTATCACAGCCTCCCATAATGCCAGCATTAACTTCTGCAATATTACCTAAAGTATTATTCCCTAACTGAATTTTATCCAGCAATGATGATAGCGGATTATCTCCACTACTATTTTGTAAACGAATATAATTCTCCTCTCCATCGTATAAATCTTCTTGTACAATATTGGCATAGGTAGTATCTTCATCTATATGGCTAATTATAGAAGTAAACATTAGGGGATTTAATGCACCCTTTTTGTGAACATCTATAACTTGGCATTTACAATCATCTTTCCCTTTAGAGAAGGAACTAATCATATTATGCTGTCCGGGAGCATTCTCAAAAAGACGCAGTTCTCCAAGATTAAACAAGGTTTTGATGTTCATTCTATCTTTAATATCTGCTCGAAGTCTTCTTGCTCCTAATGCTGTTGGATAATAGTTCGTTGTAATAAATGTTGCTACACCGTGTGGAGATAACATATTGAATGGAAGACATTGCCAAATTGCAGGCCGATGTGGAGAAGACACAAGAGGGCAGGAACACCATCCTCTCGTGGTTCGGCAAAGGCGACCTTGCCAAAGCGAAAAAGGAACTCTCGGACAAGGACGAAGAGATTGCCGGACTCAACAAGCGGCTCAAGGAACTTCAGGCAGAAAAGGCGCGGTTGCAAGAGCGGCACAAGCTGGAAATCGGGAAACTGCGGGACGGTTATCAGAAAGAGATAGAGGCAGCCATCCGCAAGGTGGAAGCTGCCGAGCGGCAGTCAAAGGAGAAAGATACCGTCATAGAAAGGCAACAGAAACAGATAGACTTACTTGACCGTAAGGCAAACCCTCATCGTTACAGTCTCTCATCCGGAGCCGAGCTTGCACGCATTAGTGTGCCCAACCACCGAAATCCGTCGCTTCATATCTGGACACGTGTCGGAGAAGAACTCTATGAGGACACCAAGTTCCAGATAGACTATGATGTGGCCCAAAAGCATTTCAACGGGCAGATTACGGACGAGGAATTTGTCAATGCCGTATTTGAGTCGCAGGAGCAAGTAAATGGGAAGCAGGCCGAGCTGTTGGGTGCGGTTTTCGCCCTTGCCATTGGCAGTCCGGCACAGACTCATGTCGGTACTGGTTCTGGCGGCTCATCCTCTAACCTCTCGTGGGGTGAACAGAAAAACAAACGTACGAATAAAAGATAAGACTATCAGAATATCATGGTAAGAGACAAGCACGATTTTCGGAAAAGATAAAATCTAATGGACGCTATATTCGTGTTAAAAGACATAAAGTGCAATTTTGAAAGAAACAGTTGTGTTAGTACAAAATAATTTTTGTACCTTCGTGTCCAAAATATGACAATTCACATTAAGGAAATATGGAAGGTAAAAGAAATAAAATTAGTATAGAACAAGCAAATCCATTTACGGGATTTGACAATGTTGTTAATTCAATTAGCGATATAAAAACCATCTGTACTAATATTGAATTCAAATCTGAAGCTGGACTTATTGTCTCCCTTCCTAACAATGAAACAAGTTTATTGGCTGATTCCACTCCAGAAGAGCTTCTTAAATTTGATACTGGCTCTTCAATTGATGTTCATTATGATCCTGACGGAATAGTATGCAAAGACAACGGTCAATACGACATATACAAGAATATTATTTCAAAAACAAATAGTGGAAATATCTATAGTGCCCAAATCATTGACAAGTTAAAACATGGACTTCTAGTTACTATTAATGGATTACAGTGTTTTTTACCAGAAGGACAAATTGGGTTAGAAAAAGGGAATTATTCCCAAACCTATATCAATGCGATTGATGTCAAACTTATCAGTATAAAACTTAAAGAAAAAGAAGGAAATAGATTTCTTCCTATTGTTTCGCATAAAATTATTGAAGATGAAAAGAATGCAATTGAAGCACAGGATAAACTGCGAAACATAAAAATTGGCTCCATTATTCAAGGAACTGTGAAAAATATTACAAGCTATGGAGTATTTGTAACTCTTTTTCCTACTATCGAAGGTCTTATTCATATAACAGACCTATCCTGGAAAAGAGTATCGGATCCTTCTGAAATTCTATCTATTGGACAAAATATAAATGTTATTATCCTTGACATAAAGCAAATGAACGATGGCAAAACCCAAATCAGTCTTGGCTTGAAGCAATTAACACAGAGACCATGGGAGTTACTTGATAAAAATTCCAAGAAAGGAGACGTAGTTTCTGGCTCAATATGTAACATCACCGATTATGGTATTTTCATAATGCTTTCTTCTGGGGTACAAGGACTAGTTCACAGAACAGAACTATCATGGAATCCCAAAATCACATCCAAAGACTTTCATAAAGGACAAATTGTAACCGCCAAAATCATCAATATAGATTGGGAAAAAGAAAAGCTTCTGTTAAGTATCAAACAGATGCAGGCTGACCCATGGGAAGATATTGAGGGTAAAATCGCTGTAGGTGATGTCGTAAGAACAACAATTTCTAACTTTACGAATTGGGGAATATTCGTGACAATTGTCAATGGTATTGAAGGGTTAATTCATTTATCCGAACTTTCTTGGACTGAAAAGATTAAAAAGCCCCAAGATCACTATACATTAGGAGAAGAACTGAAAGCTATAATAATCTCAATAGACAAGAATAAAAAAAAGATTGAGTTAAGCCACAAACAAATTCAGCCAAATCCTTGGCAAAAATACTCCGTTGGCCAGCATGTAAATGCAATCATTCTTGAGATTGAGAAACATGGTATTCAGTTAAAGTTAGAAGATGATAATTTACCAGCAATTATACCTGCAAGATTGGTGTATAGGGATTATAACTTTGAAGAAAATAGCAAATTAGAATGCATTATACAAGAGATTGACGAAAACAAAAGAAGAATAATCTTAGCAATTGCATAAAATGGGATTCGATACAAATCTACAGAAAGAGATATGGTTAAAGCATATTGAGGTGCAGGAGCGAGTTCTTCAACTAAACTCAGTACCTATTGCTATCGAGCCAGAAACCATACTGATATCCGGACAACGGTTAAAGCTTAGAGTGTGTCAAACAGATGAGCTAGATACCAAAATAGACAGAGTAAAATCTTTCTTTGGTGTCAGTGACGATGCCATTGACAACAACAATGATACCATCGTCTGTGATGCACGCTTTAATCCTGACCCATATGATATCTCTCAATTAGCGGAAGATTGCCAGAAGCACTATATCCAACTATCAAGAAACCCAATTATTGAGGGAGTTATTCGCTCGCAGAAATCAACTTTTACAAAATGCGTCAAAATATTAAAAAAACACGGAGACAAATATGCTGTTGATAGCAACAGACGACTCCAGGTCACTGTGGATACTCTTCGAAAACTGGATAATGATGCCGATTTTCCTTGTGACATTCTTCCAAAGATCGCCAGTGGAATATTCAGCATCTCACCAACGCCTGCTTATTTCATTCGTAAGTGGTTGTCCATTGAATGCCACCATCTTCTCAAATACGAGAATGTCAAGATTGAAGGTGTCGAGGAACGTAGATTAAGACGAGTATTGACTATACATGATAATTATTTCAGTGAATCAGCACTACAGAGGCTCAATGAACTTTGGGGATTAAGATTATTCTCTTTTGATGTAATAATCGAGGTTTCAAAAGACATCATGAAGAACTACGATTTTAAGAAATCGTTATACGACTTCCCTGAGTCAAAGAACGGAATCTTTCATTATCACTTCAATGCCAAGTCCAATGACAACAGTGGAAATCTGTCCATAATCAAAAGGAAATGGCAGGTAGATTTACTGAAAGATATATGCACTTCTGAGTTCGGAGAAAACAACTACCAATTTCATGTAGATTACAACTATCTATATGATTCTAAGTTATATCATCAAAATATTGATGGCATAAATCTTTATGATTTCTTCCAAGATTTAAAAGACAATATTTCAGAAGAAGGTATTTCCATCAGTGAATCAAAGCAGTCAATTGGCGTAGATTTTGACTGGAGGATTACTACCCCTGAGCAACTACGTATTGAACTAAGCAATAAATATGATGACTTAGAGATGTCAATTTTTGCCGACCATAGATGCAATGTAGAAATAAATGACAAGAATGCAGAATGGGGAAAGATAGAAATGTTTCTAAAGGAAAATTTCTCATCTTTAAAGACTTACATAAGTCCAAAAGATGGGTCAATGCACTTTGTTCAAGAGTATCGCACACAAGAACAAGCGTCTCAATTCCATATTTCGTTATCATCATCATTAAATCAATTAAGAGAGTTGGGCTGCGAATTTGAAATACATCAAAATCCTGTAGGAAAGAAAAAATACCTGTTGCATATTGATCGGAATAAAATTGCCGAAAACAAAGAAAATGTGGTAAATACTCTTCGTGGAGCAGAATTCACAGTAAATGATCATTCTATAGGCAAATTGTTTAAAGTCATTTTTCCTGAACTATTATTCGATATTTCTTCTGCAGACTATAATTTTAGTGAAAAAGGAGCTCTTTCATTCAGCCATATTACTCCGAACCTAGAAGGGGATCTGGAAAAAATCAAACGACTGAAAGACGCTTTCGATAACATTTCAACAGGAAAAGGCGTTAAGAATTCCAACATCAGCCAATTCATCTTTGATGCGATAAAAGCAGCTCCGACCGAAGATATCGAATTCTACACTAACGAATCGAGCAACTTTTACAAAGATATCAAACGTAATTTGCTAAACAAGCACATTAATCCTTCTCAGCTAGATGCAATCATCAAATGTTTGAAGGCTAACGACATTGCTCTGATCCAAGGCCCTCCGGGTACTGGTAAATCAACTGCAATCGCAGAACTTATTTGGCAACTTATAAGATTAAATCCTCAAGAAAGGATTCTTCTGACCTCCGAAACTAATCTTGCTGTTGATAATGCGATTGATAGAACAGTCAACGGTACACATAACCTTGTAAAACCTATACGCTTCGGCTCTGATGACAGACTAGCTATAGAAGGGAGACAATTTTCTATTAACGCAATGGAACAATGGGTAGAAACTGGCAAATTCGATTATATCGAAGACCAAGACGAACATATAGAGGATGATGAAGTTCAAACTAAATCTGGAAAGTTAATTCTTGTGAAGTGGCTGGACAATATTAGAAAACGCATTGACTATGACAATATGGACTCTATATCTGCTACTTTATGGGAACATATTCTTGAGAATCCTGACAAGCATATGAGACAACTCATCTTTGATCAATATAAAACTCATTGTAACGTTGTAGGTGCCACTTGTAGTTCTATTGGTGAAAAAAATACTAAGAACAGACCTACAAAGTTCTTCATGAACTATTGTTCTGTATTCGGAGAAGTCAAGACAAAGACAATTAATAAAAAAGGTAGTAATATCACAGATGAAGAAATAAAGATCACAACTTACAATTGTAAGGATGGAATCTCTTTCACAACAGTCATCCAGGATGAGTCCAGTAAGGCCACTCCTGCAGAATTAGCCCTGCCTCTTGTATATGGAAAGAAAAATATTGTAATTGGCGACCATCGACAATTGCCGCCTATGCTTGACAAAGACGAATTCAAGAATACCTTGGATTTTCTTTTAGATAACGCTTCTGGAGAATCTGAATTGCGTCAGTTGAAAAAATTAAAGTCATATGTTATAAAAAATTTCGACGAAATGGAAATATCACATTTCCAGAGAATCTATGAAAATATCGATCCAAGTCTAAAAGGAAAATTTACTCACCAATATAGAATGCATCCTGATATTAATGAGGTTATCAAGCAATTCTATGAAAACAAAGAAAACCCCGAATCAAAAGATGGACTTGTCTGTGGATTAATAGATCCTGTGGATTTAGGAGTCAATGATACCAATATGTCGAATCCATTTTCAAGATATCATGGTATTCAGATTGATGATTTCATCTGTGGAGAGTCATTATCACCAGAAAATCATGTTGTTTGGATTGATGTCAATTCCCCTGAAATGATAGAAGGAACATCAAGAGTCAACGAAGGAGAAGTAAAGGTGATATCACATATTCTTGAAAAAATGTCATTATCAGACTCTTTCAAAGAATACTGCAACAAATGGACTGATGAAGACGACAAAGAGATTGGAATTATCAGTTTCTATAGCAAGCAAAAGAACCGAATCAGGAAGATGAGCAGATCATTTAACAATCTTCCTATGAAGATTGATGTAGTAGACAGGTTTCAGGGTATGGAAAGAAACATTATCATCGTGTCTATGGTTCGAAGCAATACAATCGTCTCTGATTCGCAGCAAGAGCCGGATTTCACCGAATATGAGTTAGGATATCCAGAACAGACCGATTTGGGATTTGCACAATCCCCAAACAGACTAAATGTTGCACTATCCAGAGCAAAAAGACTGCTAATTATCATTGGAAACAGTGAATTATTCAGGCAGAAAGATATCTATGACAATGTATACAAAATCATAGCTGCTAACCCTAATGGTAAGATCATTAAATGCAATCCTTATGAAGACCTTCGCAAATAAGATTTCAGAGTCACAACTAATATACAAATCTCAGTTATCGGATTCTGCTCTAAGAGCATGGCCTTTGAAAAAGACTTTGTGCAAAATATATTTGTATGAGGATAAACCATGCTCTGACATTGATAAAATAATCTGTTCAACCCTATACTATCATGGTGGTAAACTGGCCGCAGATGATTTGGCAACAATCCTCGGATTCAATGTGAAAGACAATGATGAGTCCGATCCGAAGAGGTATAAGGACGATGCAGAGATATGTATCTTCAATAAGTTGCTTGAACCATTAATCGAAGACGAACTTATCAGCAAAGAGAATAATAAGATTGTCTTGACTTCTTTGGGTGATTTCTCAGTAAGGGAGGGCAAGAAACGACTATTCTATGAGGCTGAATGCAGATATTTTGAGAACTTTAGCTTGATAAACAACGATGAAGCTCCTTTCCCTTTCAGAGATGAACTTTCTGTTACAACTACAATAAATAATAAGAAAAAAATATCTTACTATAAATATCTACAATCCGATGATGTTGATCCTCAAATAAAGGAGGATGATAAGGCATTAGTGGATTCACTTCTTGAACAGATGCCACTGAATACAAAAGTATTCAGTGCATCATTAGTATGCAATAACTTCCAGATTGAGAGTGAAGGGATTGATGTTTCCATATATAACGAAAACGGAGAGGATTTCGCTGTTGTGTTTTTTAAGGACGGTTCTGTCAGTGAATACGTTTCGCGACTACTCAACAATGATGTAAATAGCAAAATCAAGAACATCAAAGTTGAATGGGGATACTATCTTAAACTACTTCATGATCCCGAGGCATCTTTGGACTATAATAGTCTAAAACCCTTTGAAGACATCATTGAATGGGGAAAGATTGTCAAAGATGGCAGATATTGCTGGAATGATCATGATTTGTTTGACATGCTTTCCAATAACATCGATGCAAACATTTGGCAGGATATTTCATCTATTTGTCCAATAGAAGATATAAAAATCTATGTAATGATATCTTCTGAAAACTGGGATTGGAATATCTTGTCCGCAAGAATTGATGGATCATTCATAGTAGAGAATTCATCAAATTATCCATGGAATTTTGATGTTGTAGTACACAATACCAATGTTACCAAAGAAGATATTGAGAAACTTTTGGTTGATCCAAATCTCACATCAGTACAGTGGCTTTGGAAGGAAATCATGCCATTACTGTCAAATAATTTTATAATCAAACACATAGATAATGTTTCTTTCGATCTATCAATACTAACTGAATCAGAACCAAATCTTGTTAAATCATTGATTTTGCAATATCCAGACAAGGCCTGGAACTGGGAATACATATCTCTCAAATACGATCTTGACTATATATTAAGCAACATCAATCTTCTTTCAAAGAGATTGAACATGCGTACTTTAACTATCCGAGCATTGAGTTCGGAAGAGTTTGCACACCAATATTGTCAATCACAAAGTTTCAAAGACGAGCTGAAGAATAATATCGAAACGTCCCTTTCTTCTTTTAATGTCAATTCATCTAACCTTATCTGGAGTAATGAAATCATTGATATGCTTGAAGAAATCGGAGTGTTATCTTGGTGTGTGCCTATCATTGGAGGCTTTGAATCAAATCCATACATAATCTGGGATAACGAATTCTTCAAAAAATATTCTGTTAAAATCACTAGCGCAACAGGCTATTCATGCGTCACATCCCGAATAACAGACTTCGAAATTGTCAACGAACATTCGGAATTTCCATGGGACTGGAAATTGATTTCTTCAAAATCTAACTGGATTGGAGTAACTGATTTTGTTGCCAAACATATAGCGCAGTTGGATCTCAAGATTGCGTTTAGCTTGTTATCTAGTGACACTTTTTGTTCATTGTTTGAATGTCCAGAGATGCAAGATTTCTTGTCGTCACATCCAGACATTAAGCATAGAGCCACAGAACTTGCAACCATACAACTTGTAAAGAATCACATCGACTTTGACTGGGACTGGAATTTACTTACAGTTAAAACGATTGATTCTCTGAAGATTGATAAATTAGGTGATGAGCGATGGGTGAATAAGTGGGACTGGCATTATTTGTCAGAGAACCTTGCTATTGACAATATTTCAGAATATCTTTTTCAGTATCAAGATTATTGGAACTGGACTATTCTGACCCGTAGACTCAACAAAAATACAATCTTAGCAAATCTTGCAGATTTTGCGGACAAATGGGATTGGGTATCATTGGTTGATTCCATCTTCACAAAAGAAGATTTAAGCATTAATGGATATTTGCCAACCATTGCTACGATAATTAGTATTCAGGATGAAAAATCAAAGACAGTTCTTTGGGAAAAAATTACGAGGAGGTTTACCCTCGATGAACTATATAGTCAAATACATCAGACTATAATACTTGCAGACTATTCACTATTATTTCAGTGGGATCTCAAGTATGTGTATGACCATAAAGATTTTTATCTCAACGAGTACATTAACCAATATCCTGATGATGTCAATTGGGAACTCCTATCAAAGTCAAAATCTGTAGAAAGACTATTCTTTTACGACAAAAGCATACTCAGTTTTAAGATGTGGTTAGAGATGGTTAAATCTCTTTTACACAATAATGATTACGATTGGGATTTCTATGCTTTGTCACAGAATGATGCAATTAATTGGCATCCTGCAATTTTGAAGATTCGAAAAAAACAGTGGGACTGGCAGTATTTGTCACAGAAGAGCAAATGTTTTTCTAGCACTTCTACCACATTTGATCAATTTAAGCTGTCCAATAACATAAGGATGTTCAAGGATGTTATTGATTTCAGCCTATTATCTGGAAGATCAGATATTGTTTTTGATGACAATTTACTCAATAGTTTTATCAACGAAGAATGGGATTGGAAAGCAATCTCTGAATCAAACAAGTTAGCTGTTAGCAATACGTTCTTGATTAAAAACCAAGACAAACAATGGGATTGGGAAAGCCTTTCAAAGAGCAAATGCCTCACAATAAACAAAGAATTATTAGAGAACACAAAACAGCGAGCTTGGGATTGGATTAGATTGTCTTCCAACAATAGCTTACAACTGTCATTGAAAGAACTTCTCTCTCTCGATATTGCTAATTGGGATTGGGCTGCACTAAGTGGTAGGGAAGATATTCCTTTTGACAATGAGAGCATATTGTCCACATTGGATAAATCATATACCACGTGGGATTGGGGTGCATTGTCCACAAGAACAGACCTGCAATATAATGAGGATTTTATATTAAAAATTTGGCAAAAACCTATGGATTGGATAAGTGTCTCAAGAATGAGCTCGTTCATCCCATCAATCAATGTATTATCCAAAATATCTAATTTTGATTTAGATTGGGATGCCATTTCACAGAACAACTTCCTTTCCAAGGAGGTACTATATCAATATAGAGACAAGCTTAATTGGAAATATGTTAGTCAATCCGAAACATTCCAAAAACTTGGAATTGAATTCTTCCGTAAATATAGAACTTATTTAGATTGGTCTATTATATCGAATTCAACATATTTTTCTTTATCGATTGAGAACTTGAGTGAATTTAAGGACAGCGTTGACTGGGGAATAATCAACCAACGAAAAGATCTCAATTACTCCAACATTCTTCTTGACAATTTTGCAGATTATATCAATTGGTCTGAGGCATCGAAAGCAAACACTATTGACTTCTCTATTGATTTTGTCAAGAAGCACATTGATAGATGGGATTGGTCGGCCTTATTCAATAATCCTCTGATCATTGAAGATGCCGACAAATATAAGTCTACCTTCAAGGATAAATTGAACGGAATTAAATTTATTGAACGTTTTCCTGATTCAAATCCTAAAGTATACCACTTCGCTCACTTATTCAATGCGGTGAGTATTATCAAGACTAGAAAGATTTTAAGTAGAATCAGAGGTAAAGGGTTATTCGAGAATTCTGCAGGAAGCAATGTTCATAGAAGGGATACAGCACACCATTATGCCAGATTCTATTATCGTCCACAAACTCCAACTCAATATTATAACGAGGCTTTAGGAGAAGACTCGCATTCTTCTAGAGAGAGATGGGTATTCGGTGGCTATGACTATCGAGGGCGAAAGATTTGGAATTCATATCTCGAATGTCCAACAACAAAATATTGGCGTGCACAAAGACTTGGCTCCCCAAAATGTCCAATGCCTGTATTTTTTGAATTTGATTTGCGGGAAATATTAAATCATTGTCTTAATAAATGCTACTATAGCACAGGAAACATGCAAGGTGACAACAGCCAAGTTATCTCCATTGCAGATAATCCAAACCGACTCAACACCTCGCATCTTTACTCAACCATTGAGGATGACCTTGATACTTACAAGGCGTATTCCCAACAAGAGTTTCTTGTTGGGAACGAGTTGGATTTCTCATGTCTAAAGAATTTCAAAATTATCTGCTACAATGATGAACAAGCAAAGTTGTTAAAGATGCAATTAGGCGATGATCCGATTTGTAATCATATCACAACAGATACATGGACAAGTTCTGGCATCAGTATCTTTCACAGAACTAATAGAACAATATCAATTGATGAAGCTAATGAAACTCTTTGTTTCTCTACCGATTACAGAGATCCAAGTTCTATTGTAATCGAATGCGGAAACATTGATGGTCTTGAAATTGTTGATAAGTCACATATTATCAACATCTCAAATGGTAAGATTCAGGCATATCCTTCAATCAGTATTATTAAACCATCCATTCCAATCACAGTCAGATTTATGGATTTACAAAAATATGATAACAACTCATGGGTAATATATTCAAATGAAAAGAATATCTCTGGCTCTGTGACTTCATATTCAATAATCACAGATAAATTAGTAAGACAATTTGAAATAGAAACTTCACAGCTTCATATTACTCTGACAAAGTCGTTGTTTAAGAGTCATATGATAAACTCTTATCATGGTATTGGGCACACTGTGAGAGTTATGTGGAACGCTTTTTTAATAGCATCCATAGACAAGACTGTAAGCAATTCGATGCTTCCTTCTGTTTTATATGCTTCTTTGATTCACGATTTAGGGAAAAATAGTGATACAGAAGGAGAAATACATGGCGAGAATTCTGCGATTCTTTATAAATCAAAAATAGAACAGCTATGTAGCCAAGAAGATGCTATGTTCATCCTAGAAGCTGTAAAATATCACTCTATAGATGACAGCAAAACTCCATCGGCAGTTCAGCGCAACAAAATATGGGAGATTCTAAAAGATGCAGATGCCTTGGACCGTAGCAGACTACCAGGAAGAGGATGCAATCCTGCATTTTTGAGAAATAAATTGTTTTCTTCTAAAGATGGCAAAGAGATTCTTTTGATTGCCAAAGAACTTCCTTCGCTTTCTTGTGATTGCCCTTGGGAATATCCGTTTGTTGATATTGTTTATGTTTTAAAACAATTTGTAAATAATAAAAATAAAGATTGTTGTCCAACGATTGATATCAATCACCTTGATGAGGTGTGGAGATTGATTTTAATGGAAAATATTCTTCTTTCCAGATTGTTGAATAAAGAAGAACGAATTAATATGCTATATGGATATGCGGAAACTCTTGGTGACACTTTGTCTCATAAACTTAATATTGAGAAAACTACAACAGATTCAATGAGTAAAAAATTGAATGACCTCGAAATAGCATATATAGCACTAGATAAATATGTAAAAAGTAATCCGTTAACAGACGATTCGTTTATTAAAGGACTTGAAGAATTGGAAATTTTATATATTGAAAAGGATGTTAATAATTTAAATCCTTTGTCTTTATGTAAGAATCTGAAATTTCTAATCCTTGATGGCTATTGGATTGATAAATATCACTTTTCAGATTTCTCACCATTAAAGGATCTCGGAGAAATTTATATATGGCATAATAGTGGAGACACCCACATTCGCTATAAACTTAATAGCTATACAAATATAGATAACTTCTCAAATATTAATTATAGTGAGAACTCGGACGATCCATGGGGAGATTACTACGATAAAATTAGATTATATTCTAATAATAAATAATATATGGCATACAAAGAAGTTTCCGGCAATATTTTCAACACGAAAGCAATGGCTGTAGTAAATACAGTCAATTGTGTTGGAGCTATGGGCAAAGGTATCGCACTTGATTTTAAGTTAAGATTTCCAGAAATGTTTAAAGAGTATCAGCGTATTTGTTTTCAACATCTTCTCAAACCAGGACAAATACTCCCGTATAAAAAATCAAGTCCAATCATTTTGAACTTTGCAATCAAGGATGATTGGAAAGAGCCCTCAAAAATAGAATGGATAGAGGAAACCCTCAAAAAGTTTGTTGACAACTATAAGAAATTAGGTATAACATCCGTTGCATTTCCATGGATGGGGGCAATGAATGGTGGATTGCCGATAGAAGTTATCAAAGAATTAACCAGAAAATACCTCTCTAGTTTAGATGATATTGACATTGAGGTTTATGATTTTGATCCTAATGTTCCGTGCGAACTTTATAGAAGTCTTCAAGAAATCGTATTTTCCGAAAAATTTAAGCTTAGTGAATTGGAAGTTTTATCTAATATAAAGTCTAGATATTGGATTAAAATCATTGATGCAGTTAATGATCCAAATACAAAAAGTATCAATAATCTATGTCATTATATAGTGAATGGCAAAAGAATTATTGGAAAGACTAATATTGAAAGGCTCTTTGTTTTCTTAACAAAGTATAAAAACGAGAAATTGCCAATAATTAAAGATTTGTTTTAAATGATACAGTCTGATTTACAACGATACCTACAGCGTGAATATCCACAGGAAAATGCTCATTGCGAATGGAAGGAATTTAAGAATTTGAAGAACTCATTCTGTGGGGATGAGAAAGACGATGTGATTTCCTACGTGTCGGCTATTGCCAATATGGAAGGTGGACACTTGGTGATTGGTGTGCATGACAAAACATTAGAGATTGTTGGCACAAACACGTATAACTATGATAGGCAAAAGGCGATATTGCGACTGACAGAAAGATGCGTAAATCTTTCAACAGAAGGTCTAGATATAGATGAGTTTATCACAGATGACACCAACCGTAAAGTATGGGTTATCCATATTCCTAAACATCTACCTAAGCGACCTGTGTTTGCCCATAATAAGGCGTGGCAGCGAATAGAGGATTCTCTCGTAGAAATGACTACTGAACGCATGAGCGCAATTCTTGATGAACCGATTTTCAGCGAAACGGATTGGTCGGCACAAATTGTAGCCGATGCGACGATTAACGACCTTGATGAAGTTGCCATAGCCAAAGCTCGTATGATGTTCAAGAAAGTACACAGCAGAATATCTGAAGCCGAGGTAAATGCATGGTCTGCGGAAACATTCTTGAGAAAGTGCGGCATAATGAAAAACGGAGGAATCACTCGTGCAGCAATCATTCTTCTTGGTAAATATGAAGCTGCTTTCAAGTTGCGTCCAGCTGTTGCACAAGTGACTTGGACAAGGCGAGATGAAAAACAGGATGTTGTGGATTACGAACACTTCACCGTGCCATTTATATTAACCGTAGATGAGATTTTATCAAAGATTGAAAATCTGACAATGCGTGAAATGCCGGGAGGCACACTCTTCCCTGACACGATGAAGCAATATGACGACTATACCATCCGCGAGGCACTTCATAATTGTATCGCGCATCAAGACTATACGATGCAGCAGCGAATCAATTTTGTAGAAAATCCAACTTATCTTTATTACTCCAATGTAGGGAGTTTTATTCCTGGCACTTTGGAAAATGCTTTAACAAATGAAGAACCTCAAGCATATTTCCGCAATGAGTGTCTTTGCAGGGCAATGGTTGATTTCAACATGATAGACACAGTAAGTAGAGGCATCAAGAAAATGTTCAATGAACAATGGCGTCGCCATTTCCCAATGCCGGATTATGAGATTGATGCTAAAAACAGGAAAGTGTCGGTACGCATTTACGGTAATGAGATAAATAAGCAATATACTAACTTGCTCAAAACAAACAATTCATTGACTTTGTGGGACTGCATATCATTAGACGCAGTCCAAAAGGGCAGAACCATTCATGAGAATGTTGCGCAGGATTTACTGAACAGAGGACTCATTGAGGGTAAAGCCCCCAATTATACAATCTCTTTAGGGATTGCAAAAGCTACTCGTCAACTGCAAGATTATACCAAACAAAAAGGACTTGATAAGGAGAAAATCAAACAAATGATTTTGCAGTATCTTAAGAATGCCGGCACAGATGGAGCGAAACGTGATAGCATTTATAAATATGTCAAAGATGTAATGCCGCAAGTTAAGACGCATGAACAGCAATTGAGACTTTTAGGAGATATACTTAGCGCATTAAGTGTGGATAAGCTTATTTATGCGAAAGGACGGACATGGTTCTTAAAAGAATAGTCATAACGGAAGATTTTGACGGTTTATTCCAATTATAGCGGAAATTATAACGGATTCCGTCATATTATAGCGGACAATAATAGTCCGGTTAATTCATGTCAAACTCGTAAATTAAAAAGTATGTTATTAGGAGAAAGAATAAGAGAATTAAGAGCAGAGCACGGAGTACTGCAAAGACAGTTGGCAGCCTTACTTGAAATAGACACTCCGATGTTCAGCAAAATAGAGCGCGGAGACAGACGAGCTAAACGAACACAAGTAATACAATTGGCAGAGTATTTCAAGATAGATAAGAATGAACTTCTCACCCTGTGGCTAGCAGACAAAGTATTAGATGCTGTAAAAGAGGAAGACGAATTAAAACATGATGCAATTGAAGTCGCACAGAAAAAAATAGGCTAAAACTTACAAATGTTGGGAATTATATGGTATCACAGCCATATAATTCCCGATATTAATATTTGATATTCAGATGATTAATTTGCAATATTAGGTTCAAGCGTGGAACTGCATGCCACGTCTTAAACTGGAGGTCTTGAGAAAACCTTTACGACAGATATGGATATAGCAGCCCACGCTATGGCGTGAGAGCCACTATGCTATCCTTGTCGTACTTTGAAATTTCTCAGGTTTCCAGTCTACAAGATAAGCATAACGCTTCTTCTTAAATCTAAAATGTCCTGAACAGATTGTATCTCGTTCAACTGCAAAGATATAACTTTTTAATCACACACAATCATTTTAAATACAAAATTGTTAATCTTTTTAAACGAATTGTTCATCCACGGTGAGTTATCTCGTCTGAACAAGGTTCACAGGTAAGCAATAGCAACAAATGGTGTGGCTATCGTGATACTCATATTTCCTCACATCACCCAATTTTCAATTCCTAAAGGACACTTCGAATAAACGGAAAGGAAAGCAGGTTTAAAGTGTGCCAATGGTCCACACATCTTATCTACCGGATTGACGGCTTCCGTCTTCCTGCTGAACGATTTTGTATATACCCGCAGCGTGTCAAATCTGCGCAAATAACGTTTTTGGGGGAATTCTGAAGGTCACGGAGTGTATAAAGGAGTTCGACAAATCCCTGTTTTTAGATTCGGTGAACTCATTTCTTAGGTCTCAACCGGAAAGAATCTGGAAGATAATGATTTTTTCAGCGTCTTCGGCTTCCTGTCCGTTCTTGTCACATTCGTCTTCTCCATCCGTCTGATTTTGGGATTTGTACTTCTTTTCTTCCGAAATTGCGACTTGGGAGCAAATGTTTCCTCCCTTCCCTGAAGGGCGCGGTTTCCGTCTGACAAAACAGTTTTTGTCTGACGGAAACACAACTTGCTCTGTTCGCTTGAACAGAGAATCCTCCTTCGTCGGATTGCTGCGCGACGTTCACAGCGTGCTGTGGTCCGGTGAAGTCAGTTCCTTTCCATAGTCTGATTCCGATTGTGCAAAATCAGACAGTGATAACCGACTGGTAAACAGTGTTTGATATGACATTTGATGACATCTGACGACGTCTGATGTCAGGCAGGGGAAATGTTGGCGGAAATTTCTAAAATAGCCGTTACTTTTGGCACAGTGCATGAGGGCATGCATTGAAACATTGCCATGTAAGGTGTATTGCTTGTCTGCCACAGGTGGCGCATGATGCGAATGCAATATCATCCACGTATGCGCAATGCCATATATGCTGCATGGCAGTCCCACATAACGGAATACATTGCATCCGTGCAATGCAGTGCATGGTACATTGAACTTCATATTACATGAATGCAATGCACCTTGTATGGCAACACCCTCCGGCAACCGGCAATACCCTGGTGCAATATGGTACGCAATGTATTCATGCAAGAGGTCGGGCAGTGCATCGTGGCCATATACCAACGGGTGCATTGTCATGTAGTGAAACAGAAAATCAAATCCAGACAGATCTAAAAAAAATTATACACTCTAAAATCAAGCCTATGAAGAGAGAGCCTTTATTTGTCGCTTTAAACAACCGCAAAGGCAGTATGGGAAAATCTACGTTTACTATACTGATTACCAGCTATTTAAATTATCTGAACGGATATAACGTACTTGTGGTGGTGATTATCCACAGCACAGCATCAGTGCCATACGGAACAAGGAAGTGGGAAACATTGAAAGGAACGTGCATTTCCGGCGTATGTTGTGCGGACAGTTCGACCGGACGGGCAAGAAGGTGTATCCTGTCCTTGCCGGTGTTCCGGGCAAGGAACTGGAAACGGCACTTCCCCTAACGGGCGGGTGTGACCATTCTCTTTTTTGACCTTTCGGGAACGGTAAACTCGCCAGATAATGTACTTGATGAAATGGTCCGTACCGGTACACGGAACTCACGCTGACACGTGGAATGATGGGAGTAACAGACGAAAAGACATGGAAGCCGGTTCGTTCCGCCAATGGAATATGACAAAAATAAAGGGGCATCCGGCCGGGTATGGACCCGCCAGATCCCCCTTTGTGTATATTCATTTTTATGTACAGCCTATCTCAAAATCGGATTCGAGAGCAGTATCTTGTAATAGACCGTTCCGTCCACCTCCATGGGGGTCTTCGCCATCATGAACTGTACGCTTTTCCGCTCCACCTTCGCCTGCTGCATGAGCCTGTGCACAATGAATCCGGCGGAGAATCTCGCGCACCTTTTGTCCTTCCATACGATGAACCCGTCATCATCGGTGGTACGGCAGATATACCAGTCTCCCGTATCATCATCATGTGCGAAACTTACCCGGCCTCCGCCAAGGACTCCCAGCTCGATTGACATCGTCTTTGACAGATAGACAGTTCCCCTGCTGTCCAGATTGATGGTCCGCTTCCCCTTGTACAGAACCTCCTGCGGACGGGAATTCTCCTTGTTGTATACAATAAGTGCCATAGTCTTTTCCTCTTATAATGGTGATAAATGATTTCCGTTCAGGATATCGCTCCTTCGATTACCAGCATCTGGCTCCTCCATGCAAAACTCCTGTGCGAGCGCACCGCTTCCACTATAGCACATACTTTCTGTGATATTGCCATAGCCGAGATGCCCATGCATTCCGCCAGTGCCTTGAAAGAGAAACTGGCCTCGTAGAACCGGAGCATGAACATCCGGTATTCTTCATAAGAGAATTTCTGCCGGATAAAGCGGAGTATGTCCCTTACCAGCCTCTCGCATCCGTTCAGGTCGTCCGTGGAAAGAAACTCCGCCTCTTCGCCGCATCGGAGGAAAAAATCGTCTTCAGGATGGGCATACCGGTTCTCTCTTTTTATCTTTACCAGAGCCGCCTTTTTGTAGCATCCGACAAAATATGCGTCATAATCCGTTATGTCCTTTCCGGGAACCAGCACCTGCTTTCTTACGAAAAGGTAGGTATCATGGAAATTGTCCTCGTCCAGCATTCCGTACCGGCGTAACGTCCCTCTCAATCTGTCATAGGATTTTGTGAACCACTCGTTGAACAGTCTTTCCTTTTCTGCGCTCTTGTCTGCCATAGCCTTATAATTTTTTGAGTTATACATCGCCTACACGGGTAGGCATTCTTATTTCTTGTGCTTTTCCCAGTTTGTTTTTCGGCGGTCTCCGGCAAGGCTTGCCGTGAAAAAATACGCTCACGCGAAGCGTGAGGAAGATTTTTTCACGTGCAACCGGCCCGCAGGGCCGCCTTGCGGGACCGGCCTGAAAAACAACTTTCTTTGCCGCAAGAAATGAGGATGCCAGCCGTGTGGCACGGCTCTTTCATTTAACCTTGATATATATTAATAACTTCCTGATAGTATTTGGTTTACATTCCTAGTTATGTGAAATTTCTATATCAATTTCATTTGAAATGAGGAGATAACGAGCTGCTAACGACTTATCTGCCATAGCCTTTGAATTTTTGAGGGATTTTCTTTGAAAAAGTGAAATATAGAGCAAAAAATCTATCTCTAGAATACGCTTCCAAATTTTATCACTATATTTGCAAATAGAATCAACTTATATACATTGAATGGAATTTCAAAAAGCTTATGGAAATAACAAGGATAAACAGATTGAAAATTGTATTAGCTGAACAAAACAAGACAGGGAAATGGTTGGCTGAACAACTTCAAAAGAATGAAGCAACCATTTCCCGTTGGTGCTCCAACACTTCTCAACCATCATTGGAAATGCTTGTAAAGATTGCAGATGTGTTGAAAATAGATGTGCGGAAACTGATTAATTATGGTAATAACGAAGAATGATATGGCTAATAAAAATCTGAACAAGGCGAAAGAAGCGAAAAAAGACGAGTTCTATACGCGACTTGAAGATATAAACAATGAACTGAAACATTATCGCGAGCATTTCCGTGGTAAAACAGTGTTGTGTAATTGTGACGACCCACGTGTCAGCAATTTCTTTGCCTATTTTGCCTACAATTTTGAATTCCTTGGATTAAAAAAATTGATTACCACTTGTTACAAAAATCAAGATATGGACTTGTTCAGTCAAAACAAGAGTGAACAGGCTGTATATTTGGTTTATAAAGGAGATAAGAATGGAGACCATATACCAAACGCAGATGAAATAGGTGTGATGCCATTAAAGGGAGATGGTGATTTCAGAAGTCAAGAATGTATAGAACTTCTGAAAGAGGCTGATATTGTTGTTACTAACCCTCCGTTTTCTTTATTCAGAGAATATGTAGCACAACTGATTGAATATGATAAAAAATTCTTGATTATTGGACATCAGAATGCCATCAAGTACAAGGAAATATTCCCTCTTATTCAGCAAAACAAGCTTTGGCTTGGCTATGGTTTCAAAGGAGGAGCAGGTCATTTTATTTCCCATTACGAGGACAAAGCTACCGCTGGCGATTACCGTGAAGGTATGATACGTGTTTCTGGAGTGACGTGGTTCACGAATTTGGAAACACCTAAAAGACATGAAAATATTATTCTTTATAAAAAGTATTCTCCCGATGAATACCCTAAATATGAGAATTATGACGCAATAGATGTTTCCAAAACAGCAGAAATTCCATGTGATTATGAAGGAGAAATGGGAGTACCTATTACTTTTATGGATAAATACAATCCTGAGCAATTTGAGATAATAGGAAACACATGTGATACAGACTGGATAAGATCTGCGGGATTCAAAACTATGGGGCAAGATACAATTGACAAACTGAGGCAACAAGGAAATAAAGCCCATGTCACAGCCAACATGAACTCACCATATATATTGAAAGAAGGAATTGTAATCTTACCTTATGCCCGTATCATAATTCGTAAAATTCAAAAGTAATTAGCCATGAAGATAGAACTGAAATCAATTAAAATTGCCGACCTCATTAACGGTTACAGCAATGATACCGACACAGGCGTTAAAGGCTTTGGAGGTAAACTGGATATCCGTCCACCCTATCAGCGTGAATTCAGATACGATATAAAGCAACAACAGGCAGTCATTGATACCATATTAAAAGGATATCCGCTTAATATCATGTATTGGAGTGTTGGCGAAGATGGCAATTACGAGATGATTGACGGTCAACAACGTACGTTATCTATCTGTGAGTTCTTTACCCACGGTTTTAACATAGAGGACAAAGATCGTGGCACACTCTATTTCTTAACTTTAACAAACGAGGAAAAGGAGAAGTTTCTGAACTACAAATTGACGGTATATTTCTGCAAAGGAACGGACAAGGAAAAGCTGGATTGGTTCAGAGTTATCAACATCGCAGGAGAAAAGCTGCTTGACCAAGAACTTCTCAATGCTGTCTATACTGGTCCTTTTGTGACAGATGCCCGCCGCCACTTTTCAAAGAATGGTTGTCCGGCTTACAAACTCGGTGCAGACTTTCTAAACGGTAGTGCCATTGAGCAGGCATATCTTTCAACTATCCTCAAATGGGCGGCACGTCATGAAGGCATTACAAAAGTGGACGATTATATGGCACAACACCAATTCGATCCGAACGCCAACAAGTTGTGGGCTTATTTCGTGTCAATCATTACATGGATACGTTCCACTTTCCCTAAATATCGACGTGAAATGAAAGGCTTGGATTGGGGCGCCATGTTTGATGAATTTGGTGAATGCGTTTATGATACGGAAGCACTGGAAAAACAAATCTGCGACTTAATGGAAGATGATGAGATTATGAGGAAATCCGGCATCTACCGCTATGTCCTGAGCGGTGATCTACGTAATCTCAGTTTTCGCACTTTCGACAAAAAACAAAAGCGCGAAGCTTACGAGCGGCAGAAAGGAATTTGCGTACATTGCCACAAGCACTTTGAATTGGAGGAAATGGAAGCAGACCACATCACCCCTTGGAAAGAAGGTGGTACGACTATAGTAGAGAATTGTCAAATGCTTTGCAAGAATTGCAATAGAATTAAAGGAGGAAAATAATTATAGATATGAATAACCAAATAAAACAAAATATTACAGAATGTCAAAGTATCATAGAGCATATTCGTAATTCTATAAATGATGGGAAATGTAATTTTTGCCCTAAATGCAAGGAGTTAACAAGCTTGTATAATGCACTTAATAAATTATCAATAAGCATTAAATCGGATTTGCCAATCGAAGAGCAGTATATACAAGCATATTTGCCAGCATTAGTCGGAGTGTCTCAAGTTAATGCGTATGATTTTGGAGGTATAATAGCGATGATAAATATAATTCGGGCAAAATGCAATTTGACGAATGATAAACAAAAGAATATATTCATCAGTCATTCTTCCAAAGACAAAGCAATCGTTCAGCTTTTTGTTGATGATGTTTTACAATTAGGGGCTGGCATAAAGCCGGAGCAAATATTCTGCACTTCTATTGAAGATATGGGGATTAAGAATGGGGATGATATCAGAAAACACATTCATCAAAACATAAAGAATGCGGATTATTCTTTCTTGCTTATATCAAATAACTACAAGAAGAGTGAAATCTGTTTGAATGAAATGGGAGCGGTTTGGGCATACGGTAATAATGTCAAGTTATATCTATTGCCAAATACAAACTTTGATTGTATTGGATGGTTATGTAATACAAGAATCGCTGAAAGAATAGATAGTTCGATCGCTTTGGACGAATTGCACGAACAATTGCAACAGCATTATTCTTTGCATAATACATCCATTAAGAGTTGGAGTAGACTACGAGAGAAATTCCTTCGGGAAATTAGAACAATTTAATCAATTATTGTATGTTTCAAGCAGATGTATACAAGATAATGATTGGTGCTCCTTCTGACATCAAAGAAGAAGTTAACATAGCAATAAATGCAATACACCATTGGAATAATATAAATGCAGAAAAACAAAAGACTGTATTATTACCATTGCATTGGTCTATTAGTGCATATCCTATAACAGGAATACATCCTCAAAAAGCAATCAATAGGCAAGTGGTAAATAGAAGTGATTTGCTGATTTGTATTTTTGGCGCAAAATTGGGGACTCCCACTGAAGATTACGCAAGTGGAAGTGTTGAAGAGATAGAAGAGCACTTAAAAGCAGGAAAGCCTGTAATGATATTTTTTAAGCAGGCTTTGAACGTTAATGATATAGATGTTGAACAAATTTCTCGTCTGCGAGATTTTAAAAGAGCGATTGGACAAAAGGCTTTATATGTAGACTATAATAGTGCTAATGATTTTGAACGAATTTTGGAAGACAAGCTCTCTCTCTGCATAAATGACAATTTTATAAAAGACAAAATTGTTATAAATGCAATAGAGTGGAATGAGATTAAAGAAGACACTTCTCAAGAAGAATTATCAGACTATGACAAAGAACGACTAAAATTATGGACTTCTGTGGATGATCCAGACTTTTTTCAAGTTCATTTTGAAGGAGGAGGCTGTGTATATGGTTTAGGAGCGACAAATCAATATGAAATAAAAAATGGTCGAGAAAAAATAGAATGGGACTCTTTCTTTGAGAAACTTTTAAAACTTGAACTTATTGGAATTAGAGGTTATGATAAACATAGCTATCCAATTTATCAACTTAAAGAAGCTGCGTATAAGTATGTAAAAACACATAATTTATAATCAATCATATGCAAACCGAATCCCAAAACATAGAGTTCAAAGAATCCTGGCGCGATGAATATCTGAGATGGATATGCGGATTCGCCAATGCGCAAGGGGGGCTTCTTTATATCGGCGTAAAAGACAACGGCGACGTATGTGGTACGCCAGGCACTAAGAAATTGATGGAGGATATTCCCAACAAAGTGCGTGATATGCTCGGTATTTTGGTGGATGTCAATCTGAAAGAGAAGAATGAAAAGCAATATCTTGAAATTGTAACAGAGGCATATCCTTATCCGATTAGTTTTCGTGGCAAATATTACCAGCGGAGCGGTGCCACCAATCAAGAATTGAAAGGCGCAGCTCTTGACCGTTTCATGCTTCGCAAGCAGGGAAAGACATGGGACGGTGTTCCTGTGCCTTATTTAAAGGTAGAAGATTTGGACAACGCTACGTTTGATTTGTTCCGCAAATATGCCAAACGAAGCGGACGCATGGAAGATGCAGATTTGGTGGATGATAATCACGGTTTGTTAGAAAAACTCCGACTTTATGAAGGCGACTATCTGAAACGGGCTGCCGCTTTGTTGTTCCATCCTGACCCGGAACGATACGTGACCGGAGCTTTTGTAAAGGTCGGTTTCTTCCGTGAGGGGATGGATTTGGTATATCAGGACGAAATTCATGGTAATCTGTTCCAACAAATTGTAAGGCTGATGGATTTGCTGTGTACCAAATATATGAAAGCTGTCATTACATACGAGGGTATTCAACGTATAGAGACATTGCCTATGCCGAAAGAAGCTTTGCGTGAGGCATTGTTGAATGCCTGTATCAATAAGGATTATGCAGAATCTTCTCCCATCCAAATCCGCGTGTATGAGAATAAATTAGAAATAGTAAATGGGGGCGTGTTACCAGACGGTTGGACAGTGGAGACATTGTTGTCCTCACATCGAAGTTTCCCCTATAATCCCGATATTGCCAATACGTTCTTCCGTTCTGGGGAGATTGAGGCATGGGGACGAGGTATAGAACGTATTATAATGGCTTGCAAGAACGATGGTTTCTCTATACCGGAGTTCCGTTATGATGCTTCAGGTATTTGGACGATATTCAAGTATGAGTATCCGGAAAGAGCAACTGCCCAAAAGACTACCCAAAAGACTACCCAAAAGATTGCCCAAAACCTGACGAAGCAACAACAGGCTGTGCTATCTTTCTTAAAAGAGCATCCCGAAGCGACCCGAAAGACGATAAGTGAAAGCCTTCCTAACATCACAGAGGATGGTGTTAAGTATAATCTTTCACGCCTTCAAGAACTTGGATTATTGGAGCGTGTAGGAGGTAGAAAGCAAGGTTTTTGGCGGATTGTAGAGTAA